TATTTTTAAAAATTTTGGTAAACATGGTATTTTAGAAAAAGATGTATTAAAACAATTACTTAATAAAAGAGAAACAGAAGTACATTATAAAAATCTATTAAAAGTTATAAATGAAAATATAAAGGATGAAAATTTAAAAAAGAAGCTTTTAACTAAATATAATGCTCCTGCATATGCGTATAGAATTAGTAGATTACAAGAACTACAAGATAATATAAATATAGAAATGTACAAACTTGCTAAATTAGAACAAAATATAACTGAAAGTAGATATATAAAAACAATAGATGAAGCCTATCATCACACTATTTATGATATCCAAAAAGGAACAAGATATGGTTTTTCTTTTTCTCAATTAAACAGTAATACTTTAAAATTGATGTTAGCAAATAAATGGATAGATAATAAAAATTATTCTCAAAGAATTTGGAATAATACAGAAAAATTAGGAGAATATTTAAGAACAAATTTATCTGCAGATATAATTACAGGCAAATCAGTTCAAAAAATAAGTAAGAGTTTATCAGAATATATGAACGTTGGTATCTATAATGCTACTAGATTAGTAAGAACAGAGGTAAATCATTTTGCAAACGAAACTGAAGCTTTAGCATATGAAGAATGTGAAATAGAAAAATATCAGTTTATAGCAACATTAGATAATAGAACATGTGATAAATGTGCTAGTTTAGATAATAGAGTATTTAATGTTAAAGATAGAAAAACAGGAGTCAACTATCCACCTATGCACGCAAATGATAGATGTACAACTGTAGCATATTTTGATGATGATACGAAGGAAAAGTTGAAAAGAAGAGCAAGAGATCCTGTAACAGGAAGAACATATATAATAAATGATGATATCAGCTATAATGAATGGAGAAAGTCTATTGATGAAAAATATGGAAATGGAACTTTTGAAAAAACACAAAAAATGTACAAAAATGAAAAATATGATAAAGAACAATATAAGAAATACAAAAATGTAATTGGTAAAGATAATTTACCTTCAACGTTTGCAAAATATCAAGAAATGAAGTATAATAATAGTAGTGAATATGATTTATTAAAAAGTTATTATAAACAATCTAATGAAAATAGTCTGCCGTCTAAATTAACATATGATATATATAAGAAAAATATTACAACAAATGAATGGATAGGTGTAGGATTTAATCCAAAAAAGTTAGAAGGTCATTTTATTAAACATTCAAAAGAATTTGATTTTCAAACTAAAGAAGAATATGAAGAATATGCTATAAAACTTGTTAATACGATAGAAAATGATAATATAGTTGGTTTTAAAAGCAATGATGGATATATATTTAAATATGACATTAAAAATAATATTTTCACTGATGCAAAGCCAAGTGGTATTATAGAAACTTGCTTCAAACCAACTAATGGTATAAAATATTGGGAGGATCAAGTTAAGAAATATGGAACAAAATAGAAAGTGTAAATGTTGTGGAAAATCAACAATTAATAAAAATGATTTATTTGCTGTTTGTGATAATTGCGGCTGGGAAAGAGATCCGATTCAGGAAGAAGACGCAAATTATAAAGGTGGAGCTAATAAAATGAGTCTAAATGAAGCTAAGAAAGCATATAAAGAAGGAAAAAAAGTTGAGTAAATAAGTTAAATAGAGTTATAGAAAAACTATAGCTCTTTTTTATGTCCTAGATAAGACATTAAACTGTCTATTTTTTATTACTCATTTGCTTGTGAGAATAAATAAAAAGTGACTTTCGTACTGGTAGCACCAGAATAAAAAAGCTAGAAAGGTATGATTTTATGGAATGGTTAAAAGAACTATTAAAAAATGCAGGAGTAGGAAACGTAGATGATTTAGAAAGTAAAATTTCTAAAGAATTACCAAAATATTTCAAACCTGCAAAAGAATTTAATGATGTTAGTGAGAAGTTAAAAACTGCAAATAAAGAAATCGAAACTTTAAAAACAACTAACACAAGTATTCAAACAGAATATGATAATTTTAAAAAAGGCTCTATAAGTCAAGCTGATTATGAAGCTAAGAAAAAAGAAATAGAAGATAATTCTAAAGCTGAAATAGAAAAAGTAAGACTAGAGAGCAAAATTGATTTAGCAATTAATAATGCTAAAGCTAAAAATGTTAAATCTGTAAAAGCTAATTTAGATTTATCTAAAGTTAAATTAGATGGAGATAAGCTTTTAGGATTTGACGATCAAATAGAAGCATTAAAGAAAAGTGATGCTTATTTGTTTGATATTGATAGCCCTATAAATAAAGGGGTTGAAAATGATGGAGTAAATCCAAGAAAAAATGATGGTGGAAATATAAATGATGATGATTTAGATAAATTGTCAGACGAAGAATATTTCGCATTACAAGAAAAAAATAATAAATAGAAAGAAGGAGATTAAATATGCCAAACAAATTATTAAGTTGTCAAAGAATTGCAAGAGAGGCGTTACCTATTTTAAAAAATAATTTAGTAGTGCCAGCTCTTTTTAGAACAGATTATTCGAAGGAATATGTAAAAGAAGGAGATACTATTCAAGTAAAAAAACCAGCTGTTTTTGAAGCAAAAGATTTTAAAGATGAAGTAACAATACAAGAGATTAATCAAGATAAAGTGCTAGTAAAAATGGATAAAATAGCTGATGTTTCTACTGAAATTACATCTAAAGAGCTAACAATGGACCCTGTAACTTTCAAAGAAGATGTTTTAGAACCAGCTATTATAGCAATAGCAGAAAAAATAAATAAAGAAGGTTTAGAGATGTATAAACATGTTTATAAAACATTAGGCACATCTGGTACAACACCAAGTACTATTGATATAATAGCAGAGGCAAGAGGTGTGTTAAATAAAGCTAAAGCACCATTAAAAGATAGATATGGTGTATGGGACCCTGATGCAGATGTTAAATTTTCAGTAATAGATGCAATATTAAACGCTGAGAAATCAGGATCAACTCAAGCTTTAAGAGAAGGCGCAATTGGTAGAATACAAGGATTAGAAAACTTTATGTCTCAACAAGTTGCAGTGCATAAAGCAGGAACATTTACTGCAGTTACAACACCAAAAGTAAATACAAAAGCAACAAAAGGAAGTGAAACTATTTCAATCAAAGGTGGAAGTGCTTCTGAAACATTAGTTGCAGGAGATATATTTAAAGTTGGTAATCAACAATATGTTGTAACAGAAGATGCAACAGCTGATACAGGAGTAATTACTGCAAAAGTATATCCTGCAGTAGTTGAGGAAATTGCAGCAGAAACAGAAATAACTTTTATAGATAAAACAGCAGGTGGTCACGTTGCAAATTTAGTATTTAATAAAAATGCTTTCGCTTTTGTTACAAGACCATTAGAATTACCAGTAGGTAATCAAGAATCTTATGTTGTTTCTTATGGTGGATTAAACTTAAGAGTAACATATGGATATGATATGAAAACAAAGAAAAATATGCTATCTATAGATACTATATATGGTTTTGCACCATTATATCCATCTTTAGCTGCAACAGTTTTAGGATAATATCAGGCAGAGAAATCTGCCTTTATTTTTATATTAGGAGGTTAATGCAATGAAATGTCCTGAATGTGGGAAAGAATTTTCTGAGCCTATATTAGATTTTCATATTGAAAGATGTAGGGTAAAAGAAAAGTCTAATTCCAAAAAAGAAGTTAAAACTCCTAAAAAGTAGGAGGTAAAAATGGATTTATTAAATGAAGTAAAAGAAAGATTAGGGATTAAAGATAATAGTAGAGATAATGAAATTCAAGGCTATATTGATGATATTTCAAATAAAATTAAGTCTGTCTGTAATAGAATAGACTTACCAAAAGAACTTGAATATCTAGTCATTAAATACGCTATGAATTGTACTGTTTACTATAAAAACGGTTATGGTGAGTCAAAACAAGTTGTTTCTTCTGCTAGTGATAATGGACAAAGTATAAGTTTCAAAGATGTTGGTGCAGTTATGTCTGATGATGTAGATGTAGATAAAGTAGTAGAAAAAAATGCAGATGAAATATCTATGTATGCATATATGAGGTGGTAGTTTTGAAAATATCAGAAACATTTAAAAAAGTAATATCAGATGCTTTTTATGATAAAGAAGTAGATATATATGATGTTTTAGAAGAAATAGGTGAAGAATTAGATATTGTTAGAAAAAAAGATAATATAATCGAAAAATCTTTAAAATGTAATGTACATCAAACTAGTAATGATTTAGTATTAAAAGATTATGGCTTAAATATAGAAGCAAACATAATGATTACATGTGATAATACTATAGCTAAAATAGGAGATATACTTACGTATAAAGAGCAAGATTATATTGTAACTGGAAAGTTAAGTCTTGATAGTCATATAAAATTATTTGCTAAATTAGGTGG